CGTTCTTTTAAATGAAGATTTTAACACATTAATAAATGAAACTCCAAACGATCCTAAAATTGCGTATGTAAACGCACTTGCTAAAAGGTATGTTTTAAGTTTTCCTATTAACCAGAATCCTGATGTTTATACGAAAATCACCGAAGACGCAAATCAACTTAATAAATTAAGACAAGAAATTGGACAAGCTTATAATAAATTTGAGATTTTATGGAATACATGATATTTATAAATAAAAAACTATGAGCACAAAAATTTTATTAGACAATTACCTTGGAAAAAATACAAGGGTGTCTGAAAAAGACATGGGTGACGGAACCAAACAAGTATGTGATCTTGACACAGGTGATTGCTACACCCTTAGAATGAAAGACGGTCTTATCGAACGAGTAGATAATACCATGAAAACATTCAAAAAAATTCAAGTAGAAACCACATCAGGTATAAAAACATTATTAAACGGATAGAGATGGGAATAGATGATAGAATATTAGAAGAAATTGCAAGATACAATTCTATAAATAGATATATTAACGAACAAGCACCACCCCCACCACCGGCAGATCCGGCAGCGGCAGGAGCACCACCAGCAGATCCGGCTGCCGCGGGAGCACCACCAGCAGATCCGGCAGCAGCGGGAGCACCACCTCCACCACCTCCGACAGGAGAAGAACCAGCAGGAGGACCTGAGGCGGATCCTGATGTTGAACTTGTTGATCCTGATGAAGAAGAAGGAGAAGAAGGTGGGACGGAAGAATTAGATATTACGGATTTGGTTGATACACAAAAAACTATGGCCGATAAACAAGAAGAATATTTTACAAATCTTTTTGACCAAATAAAAAAAATGGAAGAGAAACTTGCGGAAATGGACTCCTTGGTCTCAAAAATTGATTCATTAGAAAATAAAGTAGATAAGTTTAGACCAAAAACACCACAAGAAAAACTAGCTCTTAGAAGCTTAGATTCAGGACCTTTTAAACAAAACTTGGCAGATTTTTTTAATGATAAAAAAGAGGAAATGGAAAAAACAGGAAAAAATGAGTATGTCCTAACACAAGACGAAGTGGAAAACTTTAGTCCGTCTGAAATTGAAAATTCATTCAACGAACCAATGGAAGATGAAGACGATATTTTATTAAACAAATTTAATTCATAAAAATTAAGGTCGATAATTTCGACCTTAATTTTTTTACAATACTATTTGACAAAACCTTTTTATACAATTATACTTTTAACATATATAAACCTTTAATTTTTAATTACACAATGGCGACAAATTCATTAGACGCAGTTTTACAACAGTATGAGAAATCTCAAAGTAGTTCTAACACTACATCAAAAATGTCTTCTGAAGACCGAATGAAGAAATACTTCGCGGCTCTTTTGAAAGACAACGAAAAACAAGGGCAAAGAAAACTAAGAATCTTACCAACGTCCGACGGATCTTCACCGTTCAAAGAAGTATGGTTCCACGAAGTTCAAGTAGATGGAAAATGGCAAAAATTTTATGACCCAGCAAAAAATGACAATGAGCGTTCCCCTTTAAATGAGGTTTATGAAGAACTTATGTCAACAGGAAGAGAGTCTGACAAAGAACTTGCAAAACAATACAAAGCTCGTAAGTTTTATATTGTTAAAGTTATTGATCGTGACAACGAACAAGACGGAGTAAAATTCTGGCGTTTCAAACACAATTATAAACAAGAAGGAATCCTTGATAAAATTATTCCAATTTGGAAGGCAAAAGGTGATATTACAGATTCTGACAATGGACGAGATCTTATTTTAGAATTAACCAAAGCAAAAACTCCAAAAGGCGCGGCATATACGGTAATTCAAACGGTAATGTATGACGATCCATCACCAATTTCAAAAGACGAAACTCAAGGTAAAGAATGGGTTGAGGACAAAATGACATGGGAAGATGTGTATTCTAAAAAACCTGTTGAATATCTTGAAGCAATCGCAAGAGGAGAAACTCCACGTTGGGATTCTGAAAAAGGTGGGTATGTTTATTCGAATGATGAAACCGCAGAAGTTTCTTTGGGTGGAAAGTCAACCTCAAAATCAATTAACGAGGTAAATGACCCACAGTCAAACGACGAAATCGACGAAAATCTACCGTTTTAATTATACAAAAAAATGGGGCACTTTTTATAGACAAAGTGCCCTTTTTCATTTATCTTTTAAATAAAAAAATATGAACAGGTTTATTGCAGAAAAACTAAAAGAAGCCCTCGTAAAAAAATATGAGGCAGAAATCGCAGACGCAGAAGCACGACTTTATGTTTATTTCACAAGTTCAGTAGGGATCGGAGAACACCCCCAACACACAGAAGAAATGGACAACTTAGTAGAACAACTTACAAACGCAAAAGATAAGTTAGATACAATTAACAATTTCCAAATTATTGAACTATAATGGCTCTTAAAAAAAATGATTTTAGCTCAATTAAGAAGAAATTCTCTTCCGACGCTAAATACAAACCACAAAGATTTTTTGATCTTGGATCTGACTTTTTAGATGCGGTTGGACTCCCTGGACCTGCAATTGGACACCTTAACATGTATTTAGGTCACTCAGATACAGGAAAAACTACAGCACTTGTTAAAACCGCTGTAGACGCCCAAAAGAAAGGTATTTTGCCCGTGTTTATTATTACAGAACAGAAATGGTCTTTTGAACACGCCAAACTTATGGGGTTTGAATGTGAAGAAGTGGTTGATACTGAAACAGGTGAATTGACATGGGACGGTTTCTTTTTATTCAATAATAATTTTGAATACATCGAACAAATTACAGATTACATAAATGAACTATTAGACGCACAAGAAAAAGGTGAGTTAGATTATTCACTTTGTATAATGTGGGATTCAGTTGGATCAGTTCCATGTAAAATGACTTATGAAGGAAAGGGTGGAAAACAACATAATGCAAGTGCTTTGGCAGACAAAATTGGAATGGGTATTAACCAAAGGATTTCAGGATCTCGTAAAGCGGATTCTAAATATGAAAATACCTTAATAATTGTTAATCAACCATGGGTCCAACTTCCAGACAACCCATTTGGGCAACCAAAAATTAAAAGCAAGGGTGGTGAGGCGATATGGTTAAATTCATCTTTAGTTTTTTTATTTGGAAATCAAAAAGATTCTGGAACTACAAAAATTACCGCAACCAAAGATAAAAGAACTATTAAATTTGCGGCAAGAACAAAAGTTTCGGTTATGAAAAATCATATAAATGGTCTTGGATATGATGACGGTAGGATAATTGTTACACCACACGGTTTTATCGCGGGAAAAGATACTGCCGAGGAAAAAACAAACATAGAAAAGTATAAAAAAGAATACGCCGACTATTGGAAAGATATTATAGGTGTTGATGGTGATTTTGACTTGAAGGAAGAAAAAGAAGAAAACTAAATATAAATTATAATAATTCTACTTTTATAGATATTTATTAATATATATGGGAAGAAAAAAAATTGAAGATCATGAAAAAAAAGTAAAAATTGGTGTATCAGTTGATCCTGATTTACCAAAATACTTTAAAGACAGATCAATAAACATTTCTTCCCTTGTTAATAAATTATTAAAAGATTATATCAAAAATGGAAACAAAAATTTGTAACAAATGTGGTATCCAAAAAGAATTGTTAGAGTTTAACAAAATGAGTAAAGTCAAATGTGGGGTCAGAAGTTATTGTAGGGAATGTCAAAAAATTGAATCAAAAAAATACAGATTAGAGAACAAAGAAAAAATTAAAGAATATAACGATAGGTGGAATAAAGAAAACCAAGAATATTATAAAAAATATTTTGAAAAATATTATATCATTAACTATGAAAATGAAAAATTAAGAAAACTTGAATGGTCTCGTAATAATAAAGAATATTTTAACAATTATAATAAAAAAAGAAAGCAGGAAGATTTATTATTTAGATTATCACTTGATATGAGAAATTCTGTTAATAGATATTTAAAATACCGATCAAAAAAAACTTTTGATATTGTTGGATGCACACCTCAAGAATTAAAAGAACACTTAGAAAAACAATTTAGTAACGGTATGACTTGGGAAAATAGAGTAGAGTGGCATATAGATCATATAATTCCATTATCTTCGGCAAAAACTGAAGAAGAACTTTACAAGTTATGCCATTATACTAACTTACAACCTCTGTGGGCGATTGAAAATATGAAAAAAGGAAACAAAATTGTTGAACCATCTAATGGTATGATAAATGAATAAAACATTATTGGTTGACGGAAACAACCTTTTAAAAATTGGTTTTCATGGTGTTAGAGATTTCTATCATAATGGAAAACATGTTGGTGGAGTTTGGCACTTTCTAAACACTCTTCGTAAATTCTTAGAAGAACACAACTATAACAAAGTTGTGGTTCTTTGGGACTCTAAAACTTCATCGGCTCAGAGAAGATTAATCTATCCTAAGTATAAGTTAAATCGTAAATCATCTGAAACAGAGTCGAAAGAGGAATCTTTTTTGGAACAAAAAGGAAGGGTTAAACAATACCTTGAAGAGATGTTTGTAAGACAACTGGAGACAGAACACGCAGAAGCTGATGACTTGATTGCTCACTACTGTAAAGTGTCTTTAGACGAAGAAAAAACAATCTTCTCGAGTGATAGAGATTTAACTCAATTAATTGGAGAAAAAGTTTCCATTTATTCACCATCCACAAAACAATATTATAAGTTGGGAGACAAAATAAAACTTCATGATATTGAAGTTCCCCACTATAATGTTAAAACAATCAAAATCCTCACCGGTGATAGTTCCGACAATATTGATGGAATATTCTATCTTGGTGAGAAGACTTTGGTAAAAATGTTTCCTGAACTACTTGAAGAAAGGGTAGAACTGTCCTATATTTTAGAAAAAAGTGAAAAACTTTTAAAAGAAGAAAAAGGAAACGTAGCTCTTCAAAACCTACTTAGTGGGAAAACAAAAGAGGGTATTTTTGGTGATGAGTTTTTTGTAATAAATGAAAAACTTGTCAATTTAGAAAATCCACTTTTGAATGAAGAGGAAAAAGAATTAGTTGGACTATATTACTCAGAGTCGATGGATCCCGACGGAAGAGGACATAGAAATCTAATTCGAATGATGATGGAGGACGGGTTTTTTAAATACTTACCGAAGGGTGACGACGCTTGGGTAAGTTTTTTAAAACCATTTCTCAAATTGACAAGAAAAGAAAAACAAAAATTTAGAAACAAAAAAAAGTAAAAAACAAATGAAAGAACAGGACATAACCAAAGTAGAATTCTTGTTAATGTGTAACGACAACATTGTAGTTCAAAGATTTTTCAATGTAAGAGGGTTCAACAAAAATGCTCACAAATCTGAAGAATTTTATAACCATATTGAAGGTCTTTGCCGTGGTTTGAAATATGATTTGAAAATGAGATCGGTAGTTTATTTATTGGACAATCAATATGAGATTTCTGAAAACCCTGAAATTCTAAACACCTCAATTACTGAAGGTCCAGAAAATTTTAATTTAATTATTAAGGTCGGAGACATGACAATTTGTCATAGGCAGTTCGACGCAAAAGTATACCCACCAAAGGTCAGATACACCGTAGACCTACGGCCAAAGTTAAAATCAATCATGGCTGAGCTAACTGACATTTTTTCAGCTAAAAATTTTAATTATTTTTATCCCAACTTTATCAAAAACTAATACTATTTATCTTTACTAAAAGAGAAAAAACATATGGCGACTAGTAAAAATTTTGAGTATTTAGGGAACACTTTTCAATTACAACTTTTAAATCAAATTATTGTAGATAAGGACTTTTCACACTCTATTCTTGATGTTATTGAAAACAATTATTTTGAAAACAAGTATTTTAAAATAATCATTCAGATGGTAAAAGAGTATTATCTAAAATATGATCATACACCTTCATTTGAAACTCTTGAACAAATAACCAAATCTGAATTACAACAGGCAACAGCATCTAAAATTGTATTGGATACAATCAAGAAAATTAAGGATGCACCTATTGATGGCGTAGGTTTTGTTCAAGAAAAAGCCTTGAAATTCTGTAAACAACAAGAACTTCAGAAGGTTATGGGAAAAGCACAAAAGATCATTGACGGGGGTGAGTTTGAAAACTACGACACCCTCGAAGAGATGGTAAAGACGGCCCTTCAGGTCGGATCAAAAGATACATCAATGTTAGATGTATTCTCAAACCTTGACCAAGTTCTTGAAGAGGATTACAGACACCCAATTCCGATGGGAATTCCAGGAATCGACAGACTATTAAAGGGTGGTTTGGCAAAAGGAGAAATTGGTGTTATCTTAGCCCCTACGGGTGTTGGTAAATCAACGATCCTAACTAAGATGGCAAACCACGCATTTAATCTCGGATTTAACGTTCTTCAAATCTTCTTTGAGGATAACTCAAAGGTGATTCAAAGAAAACACTTTACTTTATGGACTAAAGTTCACCCTGACGATTTGTCAGAAAAAAAGGATGAAGTTATGACCAAAGTTAAAGAGATTGAAGATACGATGCCAAACAAGTTGATTTTGAAAAAATTACCATCAGATACACTTACGATGTTACAAATCAAAAACCAAATTAGAAAAATGGTATCTGACGGGATCAAAATTGATATGGTAGTTTTAGATTATATTGATTGTATAGTTCCTGATAAGAATCTTGGTGACGAATGGAAAAGTGAGGGGTCTGTTATGAGGGCATTTGAGGCTATGTGTCACGAAATGAATTTAGTTGGATGGACCGCAACACAAGGAAACAGGTCATCAATATCTTCAGAAGTTGTGACCACAGATCAAATGGGTGGATCAATTAAAAAGGCACAAGTTGGACACGTTATTATATCGGTAGCAAAAACCTTACAACAAAAAGAATTAAAGTTGGCAACAATTGCAATAACCAAGTCTCGAATTGGTGATGATGGTGTGGTATTTGAAAATTGTAAATTTGATAATGCCATGATTGAAATTGATACTGAAAGTTCAATGACTTTCCTTGGTCTTGAAGAACAAAAAGAGGAAAGACAACGACAAAGAGTTAGGGAACTTCTTGAAAAAAGAAAACAAAAAGAAACACAAACAAATTAACAAAATAATTAAATTATAAACATGGAAAAAATATTAGTAGAAAATCCTAGTAGATTTGTGATATTTCCAATAGAACACAATGATATATGGGAATTTTATAAACAACACCAAGCAGCATTTTGGACGGCAGAAGAGGTTGATTTAACCAATGATATTAGAGATTGGGAAAAATTAACAGAGAATGAGCAGTATTTTGTTAAAAACGTTTTATCCTTCTTTGCGGCATCGGATGGTATTGTAAATGAAAATTTGGCCGAAAACTTCTATAGAGAAGTCCAATATCCTGAGGCAAAATTTTTCTACGGATTTCAGTTGGCAATGGAAAACATTCACTCATTAATGTATTCATTATTAATTGATACGTATATCAACAACCCAAAAGAAAAGGATGAGTGCTTTAATGCTATTGATAGGTTACCGGCAGTCCAAAAGAAGGCTAAATGGGCGTTAGACTGGATTGAAAACGCATCATTTGCCGAACGTTTAGTTGCATTTGCCGCTGTTGAAGGAATATTTTTCTCAGGTTCATTTTGTTCTATCTTTTGGTTGAAATCAAGAGGAATCATGCAAGGATTGTGTAACGCAAATTCTCTAATATTCAAAGACGAAAACTTACATTGTGATTTTGCAATTCATTTATTAAACAACCATTTAGAAAATAAACCTTCTGAAAAACGAATTAAAGAGATTTTATTATCAGCTCTTGAAATTGAAAAAGAGTTCATTACTGAATCACTTCCTGTTTCATTAATTGGTATGAATTCTAATCTAATGAAACAATACTTAGAGTTTGTAGTCGATGGTTTGTTAGTAAAAATGGGTTGTAGTAAAGAATTCAATGTAGATCAACCTTTTAAGTTTATGGAACAAATTGCCATTGAAACAAAAGGTAATTTCTTTGAATCTCGAACAATGGAATACCAAAAGGCCAAATTGAATGAAACAATAAGTTTTACGGACGATTTTTAAATTATATACTATGTCATTAAAAATATTAAAAAGAAACGGAGAGTCAGTCTCATTTAACCCACAGAAAATTTATCATAGAGTTAAAAGAGCTGCTAAGGGATTGAACGTTAATTCAGATGAAATTTTTATCAAAGTGATTACGTCAGTTCCAACAGAAGGGGAGATCACAACTAAAGAATTAGATAAATTAGTTTACGAGATTGCCGCTTCATATACGGGAAGTCATTATGATTATTCTAAATTGGCCGCCTTTGTTGCAATTTCATCTTACCACAAAGAAACTAACGATAGCTTTTCACAAACTATGATGTTATTATGTGAAGATGGGATTGTTAATGAAAAGTTAATTGATACCATTAAAGAGTATGGTGAAGATACGATTGATGCAGCAATCAACCACGAAAATGATTACAACTTTGATTATTTTGCTTGGAGATCACTTCAAGAAATGTATTTACTAAAAAGACCTAATGGTCAAGTAATTGAAAGACCTCAACACATGTATATGAGAGTTGCATTGTGGGTAACTGATAACTTAACTGATGCGTTGGAATATTACAAATCACTATCTAATCAGTTAATATCAAAGGCAACACCAATTATGATTAATTCGGGAACTAAGGTTCCTCAATTGGCATCTTGTGTTTTACATTATAATGATTCAGATTCAAGACAAGGATTGTTGGATACGTTAAACGACATCTCAACATTTTCATCTGATGCTGCCGGTATTGGATTATCAATGTCTAATATTCGTAGTAAAGAAAGTAGAATTACCACTTCAGGTGGATATGCTGGTGGATTATTAAAATATCTTAAAATTGTAAATGAGTCACTAAGATTCTTTAATCAACAAGGTCGTAGACCTGGATCTGCGGCGATTTATCTTGAACCATGGCATAAAGATATTGTTGATCTTTTAGATATTAAAAAGAATACCGGAGCTGAAGAGTTAAGGGCTCGTGATTTATTTACAGCACTTTGGATTCCTGATAACTTTATGAGAGCCGTTAAAAATAATGGTGATTGGTATTTGTTTTGTCCTAATGATATTAAAAAAGCAGGATTAAAAGCACTTCAAGAAAGTTATGGTGATGAATACGAACAAACGTATAATCAAGCGGTTCAAATGGGATTAGGTAAAAAAGTTAAGGCTCAAGATATTTGGACTAAGATTATTGAATCTCAAGTTGAGACTGGTGTTCCTTACCTATGCGCTAAAGATAGTGCGAATAGAAAAACTAATCACCAAAACATTGGTGTAATTAAACAATCAAATCTTTGTAATGAAATTTACCAATATACTGATGAAGAGACTACAGCGATTTGCACATTATCATCAATGGTGTTAAAAAACTTTATTCAAGGAGGTAAGTTTGATTTTGAGTTGTTATTTACTGAAGTTAGAAAGGTTGTTCGATCTTTGAACAAAGTAATTGACATTAACAATTATTCAACTCAAAAAGGTTTAAAAGGTGGTTTAGAACAAAGAGCCATTGCGATTGGAACACAAGGTTTAGCTGACGTATTCTACTTAATGGATTACATCTTTACGTCTCAAGGGGCAAAAAAACTAAACAAAGATATTTTTGAAACAATTTATTACGCAGCCATCTACGAAAGTAACCAGTTGTGTATGAATGGAAAATATGAACCATACAAATTCTTTAAAGGATCACCAATGTCGAAAGGAGAATTCCAATTTGATATGTGGGGTGTTGATGAAACACAACTTTCAGGAATGTGGGATTGGAGTAAATTAAAAGAAAACGTTTCAAAATACGGAGTTTGTAATTCATTATTTACAGCACAAATGCCTGTGGCGTCTTCAGCTAAGATTACAGGTTCATTTGAAATGACTGAACCTGCGCATTCAGCATTATTTAATAGAAGAGTCGTTGGTGGTGAAATTATTATTGTTAACAAATATCTTATTAATGATTTTGAAAAAATTGGAATTTGGTCTGAAGATTTAAAAAATGAAATCATCATTAATGAAGGATCAATTCAAAATATTAATTTTAATAACTATTTGGATCCTGAAGATAAGAATTACAATAAGAAAGTTAGACGTATTGAACACTTAATTCCTAAGTATAAAACTATTTGGGAGATATCACAAAAACAACTTATTGATATGGCGGCCGATAGAGCACCATTTATTGATCAGTCACAATCAATGAATATCTATATGGCAAACCCAACATTATCAAAAATAACATCATCACATTTCCACTCATGGGAAAGCGGTTTGAAGACACTTTGTTATTATGTTAGAACCAAAGCGATATCAACTGGAGCAAAACACTTGGCCTTAGATATGTCAAAAAAACAAACTCCACCTCCATCACCACCTGATAGAATATTAAAAGAAGGTGTTATTCCTACAAGACCAACAGATTCAGATTTTGAATGTTTTGGATGTTCTTCATAGAATATTATAAATCACCGAGAAATCGGTGATTTTTTTTTTATATCGTCATATTTATTTATTAAATAATAAAAAAATGAAAAAAATTATAAGACTTACTGAGTCAGATCTCGCTCGTATTGTTAAACAAGTTATTAGTGAATCTAAAAAGAACCCAAGTAAATCTGAGATATTGAAGATGTCGAAAGATGAACTAAAAGATGTTTATGGTGAATTGGAAGTAAAAGGTGAATATCACGGAAACAAAGGAACATTTCACCACTTCAAAAGAACCGCAATCGGAGATGTTGTTTGTAGTTTTAGAACTGATGATACAACACCGTCAGGATTAAAAAGAAATACTCAAGGAATTAAAGTTAAAAATTTAGATTTTTAATTAACTCATGGCACTTTTTAATATTAGCGATTTATCAAATATTACCATAGAAAAAATGGTATTCAACGAGTTTACTGATGGTTGGGATTTCGAAGTTAAACATAATGGAATTTCATACACATTTACAACTTATGATTTACCTCATCCCGATGAAGTGACAGATGTATTACACGCTATTGGCGCAGGAAATATTGCTGCTTGGGGTGGAATTCCGGCGGCTATTGCAATTGGGGGTCTATTGGCCGGAACTGTTGGAGCACCTTTCGCAGCCGGTTTAGCGGTTAGTTGGGGAACAACAGCTTTATTAATGGGATTGGCAAAATTATTAAAGGACGATCCATCATCAATGGCACGATCTGATAAAAAAAATTCACATTCTAGTGAGTTAAGAAGGATGAGACCTGACGATACGTATGAAGATGAGCCTGAAATGGATCCGATAAAAAATAGAAGTTCATCAAGTGGTGAAAAAGAAGGTAGTGTTTTTTATTGGGACCCAAGGACTGGTGAAAAAAGACGTTCTGAGATGGGAGATCGAGATGAGTTACCTCAAGGATACAAAAGGACTATGGGGGAAAACTACCGACAAAAACAATATAGAAGAAGATATTAATAATTACCCACCCCAAAAAGGTGGGTTTTTATTTATATAAAATATATCAATACTATATTTATATGTGATATGGCAAATGGTATTACTTATGGAATTTCTTTTCCTTTTGTTGATTCTTTTACCGGTAGGTATTTAGATGTCACAAACTCAACCGAGGCTGAAATTAGGGCAAATTTAGTTCATTTACTTTTAACAAGAAAAGGTAGTAGATATTTTTTACCCGATTTTGGATCAAGGTTATATGAATATATATTCGAACCCTTGGATGGGCCAACTTTTTCAGATATAGAATCTGAAATCCAAGACTCTATAAGAACGTATATGCCAAACTTACAAGTTACAAACATTACCGTTGAGCCGGCATCTGCTGGTTTAGAAAATAAAGGAGACACCATAAACCAATATGGTGAAAGAGAATTTAGAGTAACCAACATTGCAAATTTGGAACATACCGCAAAAATAAAAATAGATTACAGAATTACAGACTCGGCTTTTGAGTCACAAGATTTTGTCATAATCAATATTTAAAGTTATATGGCAGAAAAAAAAATATCCTATACCGTAAGAGACTTTCAGGGGGTTAGAACTGAACTTATCAATTTTACAAGAACTTATTATCCTGATTTAGTTCAAAATTTTAACGATGCTGGAATTTTCTCAGTGATGATGGATCTAAATGCTGCCGTTACTGACAACCTTAATTATCAAATAGATAGAAGCATACAAGAAACCGTATTACAATTTGCCCAACAAAAAAACTCAATATATAATATTGCAAGAACTTACGGATTAAAAGTTCCCGGTCAAAGACCGTCTGTGGCTTTAGTTGATTTTTCAATCACCGTTCCTGCGTTTGGAGATAGAGAGGACCTTAGATATTGTGGAGTTTTAAGAAGAGGATCGCAAGTTAATGGTGGAGGACAACCTTTCGAAACTGTATATGATATTGATTTTGCATCACCAATAAACGCTGAAGGATCGCCAAATAGAGTTAAAATACCAAACTTTGATTCTAGTGGAAAGTTATTGAATTACACAATTGTCAAAAGAGAAGTTGTTGTCAACGGAATAACAAAAGTATTCAAAAGAACAATCACACCGAATGATGTTAAACCATATTTTGAATTATTTTTACCTGAAAAAAATGTATTAGGAATTACAAGTGTTCTTTTGAAACCTGGAACTCAATATTCGACAATTCCAAACCCACAAGATTTTTTAACAATTGGTCCTGAAAGATGGTTTGAGGTAGATGCTTTGGTTCAAGACAGAGTATTCATTGAAGATCCGACCAAGGTTTCAGACCAACCGGGAATTAAAGTTGGAAGATATATAACAACATCAAATAAATTTATTTCTGAATTTACACCTGAAAGTTATTGTAAATTGACATTTGGTGGTGGTAACATTTCGGCAGAAGAACAACTAAGAGAATTTGCTCGTGATGGTAAAGGATTTGATTTAAGTAGATATACGAATAATTACGCAATGGGAGCCGCACTTACTCCTAATACGACATTATTTATTCAGTATAGAATTGGTGGTGGTTTGGCAAGTAATATTGGAATCAACACAATTAATCAAATTGGGACCGTTTCATTTGCGGTAAATGGACCATCAGAGACTGCAAATAGAAGTGTAATCAACAGCTTACAATGTAATAATGTGACCGCAGCTATCGGAGGAGCAAATCCACCAACAACCGAAGATGTTAGAAACATGGTGTCGTTTAATTTTGCGGCTCAAAACAGGGCGGTAACCGTAAATGATTACAACTCAATTTTAAGAACGATGCCGGCACAATTTGGGGCACCTGCAAAAGTTGCGATTACAGAAGAAAATAACAAAATACGAATTAAAATGTTGTCGTATGATGCAAACGGAACTTTAACAAACGTTGTGTCAAACACATTAAAACAAAACGTAGCTAATTACTTATCAAACTACAGAATGATAAATGATTACATTTCTGTTGAAGCTGCGGAAACAATAGATCTTTCTGTTGTTGTTGATGTTGTATTAGACAATAGTCAAAACCAAGGAGCGATAGTTGCAAAAACAATTCAAA